AGGTTCAGTTCTGTAAACTAAATGGAACAGTAAAATTGTCAGACGGGGTAACTGTTCCAGCGGTAAAATTAGACAGCAATCATGATGATTGTCTGTGTAATGTATTCAGCTCATTTGAGTATTCGGCAAAATCGGTGATAAAGCTGATGGGAGAGCCCACCAACAGAATGCACACCACATCATATATGACCAATTTCAGCACTGTTGGGCCCAATGTTTTCGGTAATTCAAGAATGATAGACGCATTTCAGGCCGGTGAAACTACACCTATTGTGATCAATGAAGGTGATGTTTATGGGATATGCCATGATGGATCGAATCACGGGAATAGGCCCTATGAGTTTACAATCAGGATCACAGAGGCCGGCAACAGTTACAATCACTACATATTTAATTGGGTTGGATATGTGGATTTTAGGCGCAATGCAATCGCAATTGAGAACCCAAGCGGAAGCGGAAAAATATATAATATCATTTCGGTTGAAATGAACCAAGTGATATTTGTTAACAGGCGGTACACTTCAATGGCTTACCCCCACTATTGGGTCTGTCCAATAGAAAGTATCAGACCAGATTCCAATAATGTAGTGAATTTAATCCCACTGGATTCAACTAATTCACTGCACAATTCAGGAATATCCATATACAGGAATGTGATGTCATATAAAAGAGGTGAAACCAGCGGTGTAGTTGGAACACCGACGGCATTCGCTAAAATACAGTATCCACAAACACCTTATCCGACAAAGTCAATTCCTTTGTTCGAATACAGGCCGATAACTGAGACCCCACACCCAGGAAAAATAAGACCCTTTGATTTATATCCCGGTGAAGGAATTGGAATATTCACAGCATGGCTGTCCAGTGTAGGTATTCCTTATATCTGGGCAGAGTTGTCCATTGAAACATACACTGCCCCCGGTGGTGGAGGTGAAAGGGGTTTTGCATACGCTTAAAAAGTACCTGGCATTTGCAATAGTGGAGCGCAGCGATGCGCTTCATTTTTTTTAAAAAAAAATTACACATATTGTGAAAAATATAGTATAATATTTTATCTTTGTGCTGTTGTCGGTGGTGTATGTAAATGACTGTGATTGCATACAACAACCAGACACCTGACTTCTTCAGAAGGCTAAGTCAAGCACATGATGAAGTTTTGATTTGTCTTAATTCTGGCGATTCATTTAGAAAAAAGATTGAAGCTGGGTACATTCCTAACCCAGAGATAACCCCAAAATTTAATAGATTACCGGGAACCAGATTTCAGCGATGGTCTGGCACTGAAGCGGAGGATTTAAAATTCCTTTGGACGGTCAAATACATTGGCAATCCAGAGCAATCACTGAAGTCTATCTGCAAGAAGATTTTAATTGGCAATCCAGATAAGGGGGTCCCCACCCTACTTCATGGCAGCCATTTCTTGTCAGATATCCTTCCGAAGATCAGCCTTAAGTGGACCACACCCCAGGCAATGGATTTCATATCCAAGGAACTGGATATAAACCATAATGACGTTTCCCGAAATTTTTACTTAACGGCCCGGAACATGGAATTGTACCGGACAAGGATTGAAGACTTTGATAAACTATATAAACTATTGTAAATCATGAAAAAATACATCTTATTCATAATCACACTAATGGCAGCGGCCACCATTGATTGCCAGAAGACAGAACCAATTGACATATCAGTGTCACAGACGAAGCCAGACACATTAAGGGCTGTAATGGTATTATCAGAATATCCAACCGATAGCACTATGACAACCCTTTTTGCTGTCAATGGCTACATGACCAAGGTCAAACAGGACAGCATGACAGAGACCTGGCGATACCTGGCGGCCAACAAGAAGCCAATATCCGGCAAGTTCATGGTGTGGACATACAGAGTGCAGCAGTAGTTATTCATACATGATTGAGTTAGCCGGGGTGTAAAAGGCATCCCGGTTTTTTAAAAAACAAACATGCCAATTGAAACAGTGGAAATCATTAGTCAGCATAAAGTAGAAGGCTAATATGGCCAAGTTTAAGATATCAAAGCCAAGAGGTTCAAAGCCAAAGTCAGATGTTGGTAAAAGCATTGATTCAAACATTGATAGTAATACTATCACTGGCAAGGAAAGATCATTGGCAAATCTTACCAAAAAAGGCTATTTGGCCACAAACCCGGTTGAGTTTGGAAGGCGCAGCGGTGAAGTTAAGAGGCAGCAAGCATCAATCAGGGCAGCATACAACAACCTTTTGGAACAGGGACGGGTGACATTCAAGCCTGACATGGACAAGGTCACGGTCTATGGCGAGGACGGTAAAGAAATCAAGACCGGAATCAGGGAAATCATTGTTGAGGTTCCCGGATACATAGCAGCAGCAATGAAGCTGCAGGAAATGGTGATGAAAGGAGACGTGAAGGCGATGAAGCTGGCGGTTGACTTAAATGAGGATTACCGTAATAGGGAACTTGCTTTGAAGGATAAAGAAGTCAAGAATCAGGAAGCCATTGTCAACCACATGAAGGGCATCGAATTCAAGAAGCCCATTGAAGAAGGCGAGGTTATCGACTATGAGGAAACGAAAAGGGATGTAGAATGAAGCTGGCGCTATGGGAAACATATACTGCTGTTTATGCCTGGAATGCGCAGTGCCGGAAGCCTATTGTAATTAATCAGGGTGGCACTTATTCCAGCAAGACCATTTCAATTCTTCAAGTCATGATTGAACGGGCCTTGGAGTTTCCAAGATGTACGGTCACAGTTACAAGTCAAGACCTTCCGAATCTTAAACGGGATGCGCTGAAGGAGTTCAAGCAGTTAATCAGTCAACCAAGGGTAAGGCCATTCTTCCATGACACAACTTTAGAGATTGGACCCTATAAGTTGCTTAACGGTTCCAAGATTGAATTTGTCTGCTTCCAGAATGCGAAGGATGCCGAAGGAGCAAAAAGGCAATTCTTGTATGTATCTGAAGCACCGGGGGTGACATGGGATATCTTCTTTGAGCTAAAAAAGCGGACAGAATTTCAGACCTATATCGATTACAACCCCACTGCCCCATTCTGGGCGCACAGTGAATTGATGCATTTACCGGATACACAAGTCATTGTTTCGACTGCCTGGGACAATAAGTATTGCAAGGCAGAAAAGAAGAAAGAGCTTTTGGAATATAAGGTCCGGTATGAACAGACGGGCGATAATTACTGGTTGAACCAGTGGAGGGTTTACGGACAGGGCAAGACAGGCGTGACCAGTGGTGTAATATATCAGGTTGTGAAAAGGATCAGTCAGTTCCCTGACCCCTATTACCTGAAGAAGAACAATGACGGCATTGCTGTAATGTATGGCATTGACTTTTCTTCCGGTGGATACCAGGGCGATCCATGCGCCATTACCAAGTGCGGATTCAGGGCAGAGAATGACAGGGCTGTTGGTCAGCAAATATATTACGAGCCTTACAATAGCTATGGCCTGAAGGACTTACTGCCGACCCTTGGGATATTGCCGGGCCGTGATTGGTTGGTTTGTGATTCAGAGAACCTTGAAGCCATTGACCTGCTGGCGCAGCATGGTTTTCTTGTTGTGGCGGCAAAGAAGGACCCTGGATCAGTGGTTAAACGCATTGAGCTATTAAACAAGCACGGCATTGATATCACAGTTGACAGCATTGACTGGTTCATTGAGCAAAGAAACTATGTCTGGAAGAAGGCAACGAACCGGGATTCAAAGAGGGAGCCCAAGGATGCATTCAATCACTTATGGGATTCATTTGGATATGCTGCCATGTTCTTCCGGTATGGTTGGGGTGAATTAAGAAACAAAGTAAAAATACCACAGCGGCCAAGGGTGGCGCGAGGTTACAGATAAATGATTATGAAGAAATTTATATCAAACAATAAAGCGGTGTTTCTGCTATTTGCGGCCCTGCTTATTTTCGGGATCATCAAACGGTGCTTGTCATGAAAAAGACACGGGTTCAAATGGTGATCGATCTGCTTGACCATACACCAATGACGGTTGCAGAGATTGCAGACAAGCTGAATCTTAGAACAGATGTCACAGGCGTTGCGCTTCGCAATGCAATGAAAGTCCGGGGTGAAGTGGTTCAGGATGCAAAGAGGGACGGATATGTCACATGGAGATTAAGAAACGAAACAGACACCAAAAAAGTTGAACGTCCTAAAAATTACGGGGTGTCAAAAATGGTTGTTCTTCCAAAGAAATATTGGGACAAGGTCACAGACATTGGAGACGGTCAAATCAAAAGAGGATTAATTAGATTAATTGAGAACGCATAGAATATAACATGAAACCAATTACATTCAGATTCTTAGAAGCACTTGGAGACGGTGGCAAGACTGTCCTTGAAGTCATCCAGGCAACAGGGATCAGGTATCAGTCAGCCTACCAGGCAGCAGCCAGCCTGAAGAAGTCAGGACACATTGAGGTGTGCGGATATCAAGGCGGCACAGATGACACACGGGGCAAGCAGATATTGAAGCGATCAAGTAAGCCTTGGCATGAGAGCGCAAACAACAATCCATGTATTACGGTGAATACCCCCAGGGAGTTGAAGACACGCTTCCAGACACATTTCCCGAACATGGCCGAAGAAATCAGGCGGCTGATGATTAAGCGTCTTGAAGAAGTGGAGAATCAGTGTACGGAGAAACACAGATTAGACGCGGTATATATTGAAGAATAAAACACAATACAATGAAGACTTTTAAGGCGTCTGGCAATTTTCGCGGCACTTATGCTATAATTATGGGTAGAGGCATTTTTCATAAGGCATGTGGGTCATTTAAAATGTATCTGCTTTCAACAGAAGTATTTTCTGGTGGATATGCGCTTGAGGAAGAACTGACATTGTTAACAGAAAAAGAAAAAGAACTACTATGAGCGACAACAAAGGAATTGGAGTAAAGTATTCAAGCGGAAAGCAGATATCAAACAAGAATGCGTTTGCCTTGCAATTGGACCTGACAATGATCACCGACCTGAAGAAGTCAAACCCTGAATTGTTCGGGTCTTTCATTGACAAGGACGGCAGGACACACACCACAATCAACCTGGTAGGTTGGGAAAAGGACCAGCAATATCAGAAGGCACACCAGACGCACAGCATCATGGCTTACCCACCTTACAAGAAGGAAGACAAACCGGAGCCAGCACCTTCAGCTAGCAACGTGAAGAACCCGGAACAGTTTCACGATTCTGACGAGCCACTGCCGTTTTAAAAATCAGCTATGATAGATGAATTGATCATAATTGTTGCAGCTATCATAATGTCATCGACTGCATGTTTGTGGTTGGCAGTGCACAGGTTGGCAGTATATATGAAGGAATAAATTGACGTATATAATCAACTTATTGATAAGTACGAGACTATTGCCCAATATGCCGACAGATGCACCAAATTGATAAGTATCCTGTTCTACAATCCCACACAAGATGACGAACCAAATAGTAAAACACCTAAACAACAATAACATGGATAATTTTTTAGCAGAACTTTTGGAACTCTGTAAGAAGTACCAAGGACAACCCAAAATGGCGAACTTCATCAGACAGAGTTTGCCAGCAATTTCACAAGGCCGCGAAGACAAGGGCAGATTTGTTGCCGAATTCAAAGCGATCATTGGGCAGGTAGAGCACGCACAGGTGCAAGTGCACCAGGGCCCAAAGAAGGAAATGAAGGAGATCATTTTCACAATGGAAGACTTTGAATTCCCAAAGATTCAGCCACCGGTTGCGCCTCCTGTGGATTCTGAAGTCAAGGGCGCACAGAGCAAGGAGCCTGAACCATTGGAAAAGGAAGTATTTGACATTTTCAACAACGGATTAGAAGGTGCTGAAAGCCTTGGTCTGGAATCGTTTGTCAAGCAAGCGAAGGCAGCAGGATGTGAGTTTAAGAAGCAGCCGAAGACGGTAGCTGAAGCATGGGCAACATTTGAAAAGTATGCCCGTAAAAAGCTGCAGATTTGATTTCTGCCAAAATCTTAAAAACCACCGGGGAAGTTATTGACTTAAGCATCCCCACACAGGGCAGTGAAATAAAACTGAGCCAGGCACTTGACTTCAATGTTGGGTGCCTGAAGCTCTTTGAATTTATCAAGGACCATGCAGAAGATATTGAAAGCAAAAGGGTCCAGTATTTGGTTGAGGTGATCAAATGCCTGAATAATTACTTTGACGGGATAATAGATATTTTTGATTGTGACAGTTCACTGATTGACATCAGCCCGGAAGAATTCAATGAACACATCGGACACCTGGCTGACAGGATCGACATTGATAGTGCCATAACAACGGCCTTGGGTCTGTTCAATATTCTTCTGAAAACAATCAGGGAAACGAAGCCACAGATTGAAGACTGGCCCCAAAAAATAGAATACAAAGATTGCACTTTCATTTTTCCGGAAATATGGAAGGACAAGCTATACAATACACTGAACTATAAAAGCATTTCAGTCAAGCAAGCTGTGGAGGTCCTGCAGATTCATAATAACTACATAAGCAATGTATCAGGGTTGAATCAGACTGATGATGCCCATGTGAATTCCACCTTCACAAAGTACCTGTCTGAGCTGTCAGTATTATTGGTAAAGGAAGGTGAAAAGATACCGACCGATGAAACAGAGTTCAAGAAGTTCATGGCAGACAGAATGGAGTTCTGGAAGGACATCGACCTTCAGACAGCTGTCAACATTGAAGCCTGGTTTGAGAATTATTACAAGTGGCTGGAAACAGACCCAGAGAACTTTTACTACTTCAACAACAAGGACCCACAGACCAAGGAAGAAGCAGAAGCTATGAATAAAGCACGGGCCTACAACAGAGAAATATATCAAAAGATTGGGGCCAAGTCCATTGTGTCCCGATTGATTGAAATAGGAACATTTAACGGCCTCGGCAGGACCAATATGGAGAGCGCAAATGAAGCACCATTCACGGACGCTGTCAAGGCTATCAGCATTGAAAATTCAAAATTGTAATATGGGATTTAAAGCGAGAGTAAATAAAGCACTGGCAGAAGCCAAAGAGCTGAACAAAGAAAAGCTGGAAAAATTCATCAGCGAGCTACCCACAACAGTTGAGGAAGTCAAGACCTTAAAGACTGTCAGGGGTGCAGATATCATTGCAGAATGTCTGGCCAAAGGTGATACAGCACAGGCAGCGCAGCACGATTCAGAAAAGACGTATCAACGACTTTATACCCAGCTCAGGCCCATGGACCACAGGGCCAATGCAATGAGCGCATACCGGAAGAAGGGCGTAGCAGGACTGAGGGATTACAAAGCTAAGGTTCTGAAACAGGCATACTACATCAAGGGCAAGTATCCGCAGTTCTTCGCGGAGGAAGCAACCAAGGAAACATTGTGGGAAAAGATCAAGAAGCACATTCCATTCCTGAAGGCTTCAGTCTTGGTGGCAATACTAACACAATGCACCCCGGTAAGTGGTGAGAATCAGACGCAGAAGATTTATGATGAATACCGGGAAGGCTTCAGGATCGGAAGGCTGACAACATACGGCCGACTTGAAAGCAATGAGATAAAGGCGGTCATGAGAAAAGACAGTATCAGAATATATCAAACATATCAACAATGAGCCACATTACCAAAGAACGAATCATTGAGCTGATCAAGGAATCAGTGAAGTTCTACCCTACTACCGGGACCCGTCCTAACACCTTCGCCATGATCAATGGCCTAAGTGATTTTAACTTGGACAACCTTGGATATATCGCTGAAGACTTGAAGGGCCCGGATGTATGGACACGGACCAACCAGACGTCCAACAGTTTCAAATTGACTTACCCCATGGTTGGAGTTATCATGATGGAAAGCAACATCAGTGACATGATTGGGCATACTATCCGGATTCTGTATGCTGACCGGATTGGAAACGGCAAGACCCCAGAAGGCAAAAGGAAAACACAGACGGACATTCTGAATGACACTGTAAGATTCTTCAGTAATTTGATAGCTTACTTTGATGATTGCTCATTTTACGAAGTAACGCGAACAGATAATAGCACATTTACAGGTATCTTCAGTTGGTCATACTTACTGCAATTACTTAATGATGATCAGATAAACGCAGCAACAAAGAAATCACAGGCCGATGAATGGGCTGTTTTCAATATGGCCATTGCAGGATTTGGAGAAATGATCATTAACTATATCAGCTACCCTATTACAGATGACATGATCATTGGAGGCTATGCAGAAGTGCGTTTTGCTGTTCCGGTTTGCGAATCAGAAGACTTCAGCTTTTATGATGACGGCCAGATCACCGGGAATAATAAAACAGTTTACGCAGGGAAATAATAAGCTATGAACAAAGTAGAACAGGAACGCATACTGGACACATTCACTGGTAAAATGAAAAGCATCATGTCCGGCAAAGGCGATGACTACGCTGGCGACGTTGATAGGTTGCGAAATTTTAAATTAGTCGCTGAAGTTGTTGGTATTACACCGGAGCAGGTTATCATGGTTTTTATCGCAACAAAGGCGGTCAGGCTTGGGCAGTTGTTATCTTCAGGACAGACACCCAAAAATGAATCTATTGACGATTCACTTTTAGACAATGCAAACTATTCTGCACTGCTTAAAATGGTGAGGGATGAAAAATTTTGTGATGTAATACTGGCGCAACAAGCTAAGATATGAAACTACTATTTACCGGGTTCCTTCAGGTGTTTTTCGTTGCAATAAACACTACATTTATCAGCAGATCATTTTATTCCGGTGTGTTTATATGTGGAGTAATCATAAGTTTGATTTGGTCATGGAATGTTAAGAAAGTCGTTTTTGGAAATTTATCGGATCGTATTTACTATTCACTTGGAGCTGGCATTGGTTCACTTACAGGGTTGATTGTTTCAGAAAATATATTAAAATATATCTTTTGACAGACTACAAATCCATACTTGAAGAATTCGGTGCAAGCCTGACTGACATGGCAACATTCATGATCCAGGAACTGCAGAAGGAACTGACAGACCAGGGGCATATTCTGACAGGCAAGTTGCGAGATTCTATTGAGTTGACTGACATAAATATCCGGAACAATAGTCAGGAGGCTTTTGTATCTTTGCAGAGCTACTATGAAATACTAGACAGAGGCGTAAGCCCTGGAAGAATACCCTTCAATCCCGGCAGTGGCCGTAAGTCAAGTAAGTACATAGACGCACTGATTAAGTTCTGGATGCTTAAGAAGGGACTTGGTCAGGAAGAAGCTACAAGGGCTGCATTTGCCTTGGCGCACAAACATAAGCGCGAAGGGATGCCGACCCAAAGCAGCTGGCAGTTCAGCAAGAATGGAAGAAGAATGGAGTTCTTCACCCGGACGCTGGACAGCAATAAAAACTATGATGACTTTGAAGAAAGTCTTCTGGATTCATTGGAACGGTTAAGTGATGTGGTGCTGGATAACTTTAAAAAGTCACTTAAATGAGCAGAGTAATTGGATTCTCTTTGAAGCTGGAAGGCACACAGTCAACCATTGCCGAAATCAAGAAGGTGGAAGCAGCCCTTGAAGGCATTGGAAAGCAGATCAATGATGTCAAGAAAATAGACAGCAGCGCATTCCGGCCACTGGCAGACGGTCAGGAGAAATTCAAAAAAACACTTCAGGCAACAAATAGGATCATTGACGCACAGATCAAGGCATTAAACGGCCTTGGCAGCAAGTCCGGTGCAGACACTTCACTAATCGATAGTCTTAAGCGTCAGATTACAACTCTAAAAGAGGACATTTCCAAATTAAAGAAAGAGCTTCACGATATCAAGAGCCCGACTATTGAGGTGCCTTCAGGAACCGGTTTAGAGAAATTGGGCGGTGAAGCGCAGAATGTCGTTCAGAAACTTAAGGACATAGCCCCTGCCATAGAGCAACTATCCCAGGGAGCCAGTGCGTCTTTCTTAAATAAGCTGGCAGACATTGAAATCAGATTAAAGAAGATCAAGGACGGCATTAAGAATGAAAAGGCATCCGGCACCGGAAGTGCTGAAAATCTGACTGCATTACTGACTGAAGAAAAAGCCCTGCTGTTATCAAAAAAGGAACTTACCAAGCAGCTGAACGAAGAAGCCAAAGCATTTAGCCAGGTAAGCAATGAAGCAGACCCCACTTCACTTGTTGGCCTTCGGGAGGAACTTAAAAGACTGAAGGCTGAATATATTATTTTGTCCGGAGCCCAGCGCGAAGCAGCTGAAGGACAGCAGCTATTCAATAAGATTGTCGGGACCAATACCAAGATCAGCAATATAGAACAGTCCATTGGAGACTTCAGGCGCAATGTAGGTAACTATCAGAACGCTGTGCAGTCGATTATCCCTACGCTGGAAAGGCTGCAAAAAGAAGGTCAGTTGAGCCAGTCAAGTCTGCTTGAAACATTTCAGGCAGAATCAAAGCAGAAGGCCGCTGCATTAAGGGAAGAAATAAACAGGCTTTCAGTGGCCTTCGAAAAGATGACGCAGGAAGAACGGCAGACAGGCGCAGGGGTTGAAGCTCTGAATCAGTTAAAGACCAAGGCTGAAGAATTACGGGCCACTGTTGCAACCATCCCTGAAAAGGTTGACGGGCTATCAAAGAAATTCCTTGGACTTGGGGACCTGATCACCGGGGGACTTCTGACAGGTGGAATTGTTGCTGCATTCGGATCATTAAAAGAATTCGGTGCAGGGTCCATTGAAGAATTCAAACAAGCTGAAGTTGCAATATCAAAGGTCCGGGCGCAGTTAGAAGCCACCGGCAATGCATCAGGCAAAACAGCTGAAGAATTACGCAACATTGCCCAGGATATTGAAGTCACCACAGGTATCGACGGAGACCAGATACTTGACCAGGTCACTTCCAAGCTGTTGACATTTACCAGGATTCAAGGCGATGCATTTAACAGGGCGCAGAAAGCAGCGGTTGACCTTGGGCAGACATTAGGCGGTGACCTTAGTTCAGCGGCCCAGATATTAGGGAAGGCCCTTGATAATCCATTGAAGGGGATCACATTGCTTGCCAAGTCCGGGGTATCATTGAGCGAAGCACAGCAGAAGCAAGTCAAAGAAGCCATTGCAGCCAATGACATATTCAAAGCCCAGGGTGTAATTCTTGGAGCTGTTGAAGCAAGGGTCAAAGGAGTTTCCAGCGCAATCAACAACAGTGAGCTTTCAGGACTTAGACGCTGGGAAGTTGACTGGAATAACTTCAAGGAATCATTTGGTAAAGCAATCGTAAGTGTTGCAAATGAATTCTTTGGATTTGTTAAGCGATTCAACGACAAGACATTGTTTGTGCCGGTTGGAGCCAGGGAGACACAGGCTGCATTGAAGGACCTGACGGAAACAATCACCACAGAGACAGCAGCCATTGAAAACAGCTTCAGTGCACTTAAGGAAGACAATCTGAACCGGGATGTCAAAAAGAAGTTGATTGATGACCTTGTGCAGAAGTACCCTGAACTATTGAACAAATATGAACTGGAATCTGCCAGCCTTTCTGATCTTGACTTGATCCAGAAGAACTTAACCACAACAGTGAAGCAGCAAATATTTGAAAGGGTCAAGGCAGCAGCGCAGGAGGCCACAGCCACAGAGATTGCACAAAAGAAAATACAGCTGGCATACGCAAAAAGGCAGGATGCCAGCGGATTGAGTTTTTCAACACGGGCCACCATTGCACTTGGCACCGGGGATATTAAAAAAGGCTTTGAAAGGTATTCACAGACATTGACAGAGCAGATCAGTAAATTGGAATCAGAGTTCAAGAACCAGGAACAAGTTCTCAATGATGCGTTCCCGGAAATCAACCAGGATAAGGTTCTGAAGAACTACCAAGGTGCGGCCCTGAAGATCAAAGGCACACTGTTGGAAATTGAAGAAGCATTGAAAAATCCTGCCATTTCAGAAAATGCAAAGAAGCAAATACTTCAGTTTCAACAGGAATTCTTAAACTTTAATCTCAACCCAAATTCATCCCAAAGCCTGATTGATTTAATCTACAAAAGGGGTGCTGATGTTGATAAGAAGATAAAGGAATTCAGCAAAAGAAGCCTTGACATTATTCATGCAGATGGAGACGATATAAAGAAGGCGATTGAAGACCAGGTCAAACGGATCGAAGAACTAAAAAAGAAGATTGCAGAACTTAACGCTGAAGCCATTACCAATGAATTTGACAAGCAGATCGCACAGGTAAGGGCAAAGACTGAAGCAGAACTTTCTGACCTTCAGGATAAGATCAGGAAGTTAGAGACTAAGCCTTTGGTCACTACCAAGGATGCAGAAGAAATCAAGTTATCAAAGCAGTTAATCACAAGTTTAGCCGATGCCGAAAAAAAGCAAATAGATCAAATCAACGACAACCGGAAGAAGGCACTTCATGAAGCAAAGAATGAGCTGATCAAGCTACAGAATGAAGTCAGGAACATTATACTTGAAGGCACCAAGAATGTCACAGATAGTAACATTGACACCAGCAGTTTCAAGTTCGCGCAGATCAATAGGGAAATTGAAATCAAATACAATGTTGACAATACATCCCTGAAGGAACAGCTTGCCAAAGGTGAAATCAGTGAAAAGGAATTCAAGAAGCGGTCTGAAGCACTTGAACTAAATAAGCTGAACGAACAATTAAAAGCGGCCCAAGACTATTCAAACGAAGTCAATGCACTTTATGAATCGCAGTATCAGGCCCAAATTAAAATACTGGAAGCCAAAAAGACACAGGCTGATTTTGATGCAGAAATTGAGGCATCACTAAAAAGGCAGAAACTTGTTGAAGACAGTCTTGCAGGTAAGATTGATGATAAGACAGCAACAAAAGAGCTTCTGGTCATTGAAAATAATCTGGCAGCGAAGAAAAGAAAAAACCTGATTGATTTTAATATTGATTCTGAAAAAGCGAATCAGGAACGGGTCAAAAATGAGCAAGAAACAGCTGATAAGATCACTGCAATTAATAATGAAGTCAAGGATAATAATATTCAATCAACAACCGATGCAGTTGAAAATGAAGCAGAAAAAAGGAGGAAATTACTACAATTAGCACTTGACACAGCCAAGACCATTGCAGATGCAGTTTATGAAATTGAGAACAACCAGCTTCAAGCGATCCATGACCAGCGTATCAACAACCTGGAACGTGAACGCGATGCAAGGCTGAAACTTGTCAAAGGCAATTCAGCTGAAGAAGATCGTATCAATAGAGAATTTGACGCGAAGAAAAAGAGGATTGATGACGAACTGCATAAGAAACAGAAGGACCTTGCTGTCAAGCAGGCAATTATTAATGGAGCCCTTGCGATAACAAACATACTGGCAACGGTTCCAAAGTTTGACTTTGGCGTTACTACCTTGGCATTGATTGCTTCTTCAATTGCATCAGTGGCAGCACAGATCGCGGTCATCAGGTCACAGTCCTTCGCTGAAGGTGGATTCACAAAAAGGGTCAGTCATGGATTCACAGGAGCCAGCCAGGCACCACCGGACAGCACCGGGAAGCGACCAGTTGGCACAGCGACCATACATGAGAATGAATACTTTGCCCCAGCGGTACAGGTCCAGGATAACAAGGAACTATTCGATGAACTTGAAAAGGATCGAATGAGCAGGAAGCGCGGATTCGGACCTGTATTGAAATATAATTTCAAGGCAATGGCACTGAAGGCGGTGGAGAATTCAGAGAAAAAGAAACTTGCACCTGTTGTCCAATTTAAGCCACCTGTACTGTATCAGTATTCGCATTTCACCAAGGAAGGAAATAATACTGTCAATATCAGTGATGAACTAATTAGTGCGATGGCGGCACAGATAGCAGACAGAGCAGGTGCAGCAATTCAAGCTGGCGTATCAGGAGGCTATAAAGATGCTGTTAAGGCATTGGCAGAAAATGAACTTAGAAGATTCAAGGCAGAATTTAAACGGGCAATATAATGGCAATCAATGTAACACAATCACCTGCCAGCAACGTATCAGCAAATGATCCGGTTGTCTGGAAATTCCAATTCACAGCACTTGGTACAGGAACTCAGGTCAAAAGAATGATTTATGTTCTTGCAGACGCAAGCAACAACCCTATTGGTAGTGAAGGCATGTGGGTTCCAAAAAGCACGGGTGAAGTGTTTCCCTTGGATGTTTCACAGCTTTTGCCAGGTTTGGTTTCAACTATGTGGCCAACGGCAGCCGGAGCAGCGCAGACAGACAGCGGTTGTGTCGCGCAAATTAAAGTCAGGTATTGGGAATCAACCTTTGATACTTCTGATTGCTCCAATACTGACGGATCAGTCCAAAGCACGTCCACAGTCAATGTATGGAACACGGCCCTGAATAATGATTCACTGACAGCCTTGACGTTCACCGGTGGCAAGACTGGATATCTTATGAACACATATCCAGACCTGATGGAGTGGTCCCCAGATTCAGAACCTTATGTTTGGTTTGGTGGAATCGGTTCTGTCCGGTTGACATGGTATAATAATTCAGGGACTTCACTGGCCAATACAACGATAAATTTTACCGGAGCATCCACAGCAAAATATTTATGCATTGACTGGCGGTTGTATGGTGTAACATCAGCACCAGCAACACTGAAGCTGGAAGTAAATGACGGCACGGGATACATTACCAAATGGGTGAAATATTCATTATGTTCATGCCGGGACTTTTACACTTGTATGAATTTTCTGGACCCATTAGGTGGCCGGAGTTCTATTTCATTGCTTTGTCCAAATGACATATCAATTAACCGGGAAGCCAAGATCATTGAGATTTACAACCCAACACAGACAGCCGGCGGCAGCAGTGTTTTTAATCCAAAGGCCACTGAGACAATCAAGGTCAGCACTATCCTTGGGAACACCTATGAAGGTCTAAAATATGCAAGGGCCCTATTTGGATCACCGGGCCACCACATCATGCGCATGTCAAGCGGTGGCACCAATACATGGTACAAGTTCATATTGACGGCAGGGACAGCCAAAATCATTGAAGGCAAGAAGAATCTTGTGGTTGAATTATCTGGATATATCGCTGATGAAAAATCCGGTCAATCAATAGATATATGAGGATAAAGCTATACAACGGGAACCCCTACTTCATGGCGAAGTATGCCGATGCAGACGGTCAAGTTTATCTTGACACTTCAGCCGAAACAAAAGCTATCCTGATCAGGAACATTGAGCAGCTTACAGAACTAAATAAAATAAACATTGAAGGTGTCCTTGGTACGGCACTGCCGGCAACCCCGAAAAACCAGAACCTAATTGGCAAGTCAACCAATTTGGGTGTTTATCATAACGATTATGCGGACTTTGATATCCAGCTCATTCACGGGATGATGGTTTATGCCCAAGGTTCCATGAGGGTCAATGAAAGGAAGTCCGGCAGCTCTGAACAGTTTGAAGTTGAGTTCTTGGATAAGTCCTTGCATTGGGCTATTCAACTCAATAAAACATACCTGAATGAACTGCCATGGCCGGGTGTAGAATATTCAGTCAGCAGCATGTGGGATATCATGCAGACGGGAGCAGTTTACAATTCCGGTGATCCTGGGTACTGGTTCCCTTTGGTTAATTATGGCCGCTGGAACTTTCAGAATTCATTTATTCCGGCAGACTTTAGACCATGGGTGCATGTTGCCAAAGCATTTGATTTAATGTTCTGTAAGGCTGGCTGGCAGTATTCCTGCCCTATTCTGGAAACAGAGACAGGAAGGCGATTGATAAGCTACATATTACGGGAGAATTACGGACAGGACACAAGGAACGCTGAACAAAGGGAATTCAAGGCCGGGTTGAAGAAAAGAATTCAAATGCCGGACCCACAGAGGAAGCCAGTGTATCAGATAGTAAAATTTGATGATGAAATCAGCGATCCAGGGAGCGCATACGATCCGGCAACTGGGATATTCTCAAAGGCCGGTATTTATGACTTCACGGTTGAATTAAATGGCACTATCTACATACAAGATGATAAGTGGGGAGGAACAAGGACTTCTGTATTGTTTGGACTTTATCACCAGTATGTTGATGGGACTATCATTGCACTTGATGATCATGCCGAAGTTAAGGAAGAACATTTCTTTGACCCGTTCTGGAAAGAAACACTTGTTGCTTCAAATATCTTAGTCCGTCCGGGTGAAAAAATATTTGTCAGATATCGCGGTCACGGGGACAATGATTCAAAGGTTGGATTATATCAAAACTGTGTATTTTACAATAAGCTGATCAGCGTCCTTCCAGAAGAAGGGGAAATCTTTGACCTTCAGAATGCAGTAAGACCTGATAAATGCCTGGACTATCTGAAGGGAATCACCCACATGTTCAACTTCAAATTTTACACATCCTTCACGGAACGCAAGGTCTATATTTTGACACCTTATGACACTGACTTTTTCGGAGACACGGCCAGCGGATTCTTCCTCAACACACTGACAGACTTCACCAACCTGATTGATTATTCAGAAGCCAAGGTATCAGTGCCACATGAAGATAAAAAGAACTATTACCTGAAGTTCAAGAAGTCAACTGATAAGGCCATTGAAGACCTGAAGCTGGATGAACGCAATGAATATCTGTCCAACTTCATTGACCGGGGTTTTGACTTCAAGGATGAAACAGAAGCAATGGAGAACCCATACTTCGAAGCGACATTAAACGGCAACATCACCGGTGGAGGGATCGCAAATCTTATCTATGACGGGCCGCAATGCCTTGATAATACCGAAGGAAAACTGAGTTACAATATAGGCCCCAGGGTCATTATAGCTGGGGGCATGCTAGAACAAGTCTTTGACGGTGACACCCTGCCGGAGCCAATTTTATACTTCAACAATTACAATATCTATGCAACACCATTCGCATGGCAGAAGACCAAGGCTATTGTCATGGGTGTATCAGGTCCAGCGGTGCCAGAAAATTATCTGGCATACGGTAAAGAAGCCAAGGACCTGTATAATCTATTTTACCGGAGATACTTTAATGAATTCCTGGACTGCCTGACAGTGAATGTTCCTATCATAGCCAACTATGATAAGGTCAAAGGATACAACTTCAGGAACAGGGCTTTGATCAATTACCAGGGAACTGGCCACACTGGCCGCATACTTTCTTTTGAAAGCTATGACCCGGAAGCCATGACCGGAAGGATTATATTCAAAGCAGACAGCACAGCAGACCCAGCTTGTGATAATTATGAACTTCCTGCACCATGCGATAACAACCCGGCAATCATAGTAACTGACAACGGTTCTGGAAGCTATACCATAACTGCCGGAGGAACCAACACTTCACCGGTTGCCTCAACTACAATAGAACACAAGGCCGAGGACGCAAACACCTGGACAGCAGGAGCGAACTTTACAGCAACCAATAAAAGGGTCACTGCCCGTATTACATGGGTTTATTCGGACGGATGCCCGAACCAGCAAAGGACCTTTGAGGTCAACCCTTGTGCAAATTATCCCTCCATTGGATATGAACGCACTACAACGGAGCCCTTCGAATTATCAGTATTTGAGAGTGGCAGCCACAAGAACACTGTGACTGGTGTTCTTTATGAATACAGTATCAACGGGACCACCTGGCAAGTGATACCGGTACCATTCCTGTTAAGTGAATTACCGGATCAGGTATATCTAAGAGTAACA